AGGGGAAGAAATACATGATTCTACATTTATCTCTGATTCAGATATATTCGACCAAATATCTTCAACAATTTCATCTGAAGTCTTTTCTTTATATGCCTTACTTAATTTAATATTATTATTAATTTCTACTTCTGGGGAAATAAAATGAATATTATATGTTCTTGATTTACCTCGATGTTGCTTACCCTGATCAATTCTAAATATATTAAATGTTTTCTTATATGTAGGATTAGCTTCTTCTAAATAAGTTGTATGAAATTCAAGCTCTAATCTTTCCTCACCAAACATAGGGAGCATTTCAATTAAGCCCATATCATCCATCATAGAAACAACACCACGAGTACCCATACTAAAGATATTTTCTTTAATAGTAATGTTCTGCATTGCACTAGATATATCTGTGCGTTGACCCCACGCATTAATAATGGCTAAAGATTTTAAAGTATAAGACTTTTCAGACTTCATTTAATTGTTGCCTCATATTCTTCAATAAAGTCATCAATGAAACTAGGGTCTAATACATAAATTTCTCGTTTCTTCTCATTTTCATTTATTTCATGATTAATATTAGAAACAGAGGTTAATAGATATGTTGTTGGATCATTTGATCTATCATCCCAAACAATATTATCTTCATCATCAACATAGTGATGTATATTATCTAGGTTACCTACCCCATATTTCTCTTCAGCCAATCTATAGACTTCATTCTCTGTTAATAACCAATCAAAATGAGGATCAACAACATCATTAAATAATAGTAATACCCAATGCTTATCAACATCACCATAAAGTTCGTATGATAATAATTCCGGAGTATCATGATCTGTTAAGATTCGTTTATAAAGATATGATAATTGTTCTTTATTTGTTATTGAATTTCTACGAAAAATATCTCTAATAGTATATTCGTCATATGTTAATTTTGGGTGGATTTTAAATAGATTTTTGCTCATTAGTATCCTGCCTCAATTTTATCTTTAGTAAGAATTTCCATTTCCTGGAATGATACAGTTAAATCAACCTGTGTTGATATACCATTTTTAAATGAACGCCATACACCTGCAGGGGAATAATTACATGTAACATCTGTGCACACCGCAGGACCAAATCTAAATAAATTTTCGTTAACCCCACCTTCCGCATTAATAAAATTAATATCAAATAAAGCCGGTGTTTTTAAAATAAATTTGTCTGCCATTGTACCAAGTTTTGAAATAACATCTGATCCATCATCAGCAACATTCTTACTAAACTTCTCTATTCCAGATCCTGTGCCCTTATCGCCTTCCGCAACAGATTCTGGTTCGGCCTTTTTACTCTTCAACCCCAACTTTTTAGCAAAACCTTTACCGATATTACCATATTCTGGGTGTGTATAATACTTAAATGCGTCTAATATATTCATTACCTCAATAGCTTCTGGTTCATTTCTTGGAGTAAAATTAAATGTAAAGCTCTGTGTTCTTAAATCGGGGGATATATAACTAACACCGAGGAATGGATTAACGGCATAACCACTTTCAGCAACTAGGTTAGCACCCCATGCCAATTTAGCCATACCTTGAGCAAATTGAGCACCTTTTGTTGCTAGCATATCAAGGCCGGCACCAGTGACAGTATTTTTATTGGCCATTGAACCATATTCAGCCATCATACCATCTGTTTTATCCCAATTTTGTGAATATGACATACTAATCCCACCCGGATTATATAATGTGATAGAACCTAAAGTTTTTCTACCCTTTTTAGCATTAGTTGCTTCGGCTTTATCAGGATTATGGCGAGCACTCTTTTTTTGTTCATATAATTCAATGAATCTAAAATTAATGAAATGATTTAATCCATTTTCTTTTTGGTGTGGATAATTATACTGAAATGCCCCACTCGGTTGTTCTTTAGAGCTTTCATTGAAATCCGAAGACTTCATAGTAATATTTGAATTTGAGGATATCGCCATTATTTTACCTATAAATATTATGGTTATTATGTATTATTATTTATCTAATGTCTAAATTTATTCAAGGGAGATGGCAACCTCTTAATGAAAAGAAATATAGAGGGGATAGCCACAATATTATTTATCGGTCTTCATGGGAACGAATTGCTTTCAATTGGTTGGATAAATCACCTGATATAACGGAATGGAACTCAGAAGAGGTTGTAGTACCGTACAGGTCGCCGATAGACGGAAGAATGCACAGATACTTCGTAGACCTATGGCTTAAAAAGAAAGATGGCTCTATATTCTTGGCCGAAATTAAACCACTTGCTCAAACACAACCACCAACACCACCTAAATCAGGGAGAAAAACTAAACGATATGCTAATGAAGTGGCAACATATTTAGTTAATGAGGCTAAATGGAAGGCCGCAATGCAATACTGTAAAAAGAAGGGTTGGAAGTTTATTATCCTCACAGAAAAGACATTGAAAAGATGATAAATATAATATATGGCTATTAAAAAAGGTACAATTTCAACAGGGACTGACGGTAATAAATATCGTTGGTTAGGGGCTCAATGGGGAAGAGTAACTAAATCGGGTAAAACCGGTAAAATGGCCAAGAAATCTATTGCTTCTGGTTTAACAAGAAAAGCAAATAAATTAAGTAATCTTAAAACTAAAAAGATTGCAAGAAAGACTAATAAAGGTAAGGCTAAATCTTCTGTTCAATGGTTTAAAGATACTATTGAGAAGAGTTTGGACAAATATAGATCAGTATCTAAACCAAAGGTTGGTGGTATGTATACATTTGTATATGATGCTAAATTTAAAAAGACCTTACCGTGGTGGGATAAACACCCATTAGTTATATTATTAGGTCCGGCAAAGGGTGGATTCCTAGGTCTTAATTTACATTATTTATCACCCGCAGAACGAGATAAATTCTTTACTGCGATGTTAAAATTTACTGGTAAAAAGGATCCGGATCTATTAACAGAAAAAGATTTATTTGATATAGACTGGGGTAAGGTTAAAAAGATACCAATGATTGAAAAGACTGTTCATCATTATCTTTATCCGCATGTTAAAACTAAAATTTTAGAAGTATCACCGACAGAGTGGGAAAATTCAATATATCTTCCTACAGCATCATTCCAAGGTGCTAGTCAGAAACAAGTTTGGAGTAATTAATGAGTGACGTATATAACAGAGCCGTAGATCGAAATTTACCTAAGGATACTATTGATGCCTATAAAGCAAATTTATTAAAGAATGATATTGCTCGCACCAATCTTTTCCTATGGAAATTAAATACACTCCCTAAAACATTATCATTTGAAGATGAGGATAATCCAAATCCATATGAACCATTATTGGGTGATTTAGAAGTATTTGTTAAATCAACATCATTCTCAGGTATGAATGTTACACAATGGGATCGTAATACAGAAGGCTTTACTCGTAAAATTGGTATTGATACCGGATATTCATCTGATATGCAGGTGGAATTTTATGATAGCCCTGATCTTAAAATATATATGATGTTTGAAAATTGGTTACAGAGTGTATTACCAAAAGCAGATATATTAGAATATTATGATAATTATATTGGTAATGCTACTATCCACCAATTAGACAGAAATTTAAAAGCAACCAGACAATTCACATTTAATGAAATGTATCCAAATGCTGTAAGTCCTATTATGTACTCAGCAATGGGTGCTATAATGACTTTCACTGTTAACTTTACATTCAGAACATGGAGTAGTGAATTAATTGGTGATGAAAAACCTAAAAAGGAAGGTCCTGTAGGTGATTTTTATGAAAAAGGACATCCCCTTAGACCAGATATTGGATTTGCATAGATAAATAAAATAATATATTATTGGAGAAAATGAAATGAGTTTACCTGTTATTGACCAACCTACTTTTAACCTAAATATTCCTTCATCAAATAAACGCATTAAGTATAGGGCGTTTACTGTAAAGGAAGAAAAAATTCTGCTTTTAGCATTAGAAACAGAAGAACAAGAGGCTATGGTAGATGCCATTAAGCAAATTATTAATAATTGCACATTTGGCAAAATTAAAGATATTGATGAATTACCTTATTTTGATATTGAATATATCTTCATTCAACTTAGGAAGAAATCAATATCGGATGTAGTACATGCTAAGAGAAATTGTGAAGAATGTGATTTTGAATTAGATATTGATATTAATCTAGATTCAGTTAAAATCGATAATTTGGATAAAAAGGCCAATATTATTGAAGTTAATGAAACGATTGGTATTGAATTATCTTATCCTACTATGGCTAAGATGAATAATTTAATTGATTCATCATCAGATTTTGATAAGATGTTTGAGTTGATTGCCGCATTAATTGTTACTATATATGAGGGTGAGACAATTTATAAGGCAAATGATTATAGTATAAAAGAGAAAATGGAATTTTTGGAGAGTTTGGGTGAAGGCACTTTCTCTAAAATACAAGAATTCTTAACAAATATGCCTACTGTATATGCAGAACTTGATATAGAGTGTCCGCAATGTAAGCATAAA